ATTAAAACAGAATGGTATAGAGATTTTGATTTTTATGATGAACTATACAGTAGATGTAGTAATTTACAAGAGATATGGATAAATGGTGGAGAGCCTACGATGATAAAAGAACATGGATATTTTTTAGAAAAATTTATAAAGGATGGAACTAGTAAAAATATAGACTTACACTACAGTCTCAACTGTACTCAATTTCCTGATAAGTTTATAGAGATATGGAAAAATTTTAGAAATATTAGAATACATTTATCTATAGATGACTTAGAGAAGAGAAACTACTACGTAAGATTCCCATCAGACTGGGATCAAATTATGACATCTTTTAATAAAATTTTAAAGTATAGAGATGTTTTTAATCTAGAGGTATGTCAAACAATCAGTGCTTTAAATGTATTTAATATAGATAATTTTAAAAAATTTACTGTAGACAATGAACTACATGTAGCTCACAATTATGTTCATTATCCAAATCACTTACAGGTAAATCTTATACCTGATAATATGAAAAAAGAAATTTTAGATAATATTAAATTTCTTACAAAAAAAGAAACTAATACACTATTAGGAGAATTAAATAGGCCGTTAGAGAATCAAGATAGTGCGAGATTCTACAGGTTTATTAATATGTTAGATAAACACCGTAAAGTTAAGATAGGGAATTATTTACCAGAATGGAAACAATATTTTTAATATGAAATATGCATGTCCTTTACCGTGGGTTGGTTTTTCTAATGATCCTGATGGGTCAGTAAGACCATGCTGTATATATAAAGAAAATATTAAAGATGAAAACGATAATATTCTCTATATACAAAACACTCCTGTAAAAGATATTTTCCATGGTGATTACATGAAAAAGCTTAGAGAAGAATTTAAAAGGGGAGAAAAGCCTTCTGGATGCTCTACTTGCTGGACTGACGAAGAAAACGGCTATACAAGTAAAAGACTTAAATATATAGATATCCATAAGAATATTCTAGATTTTGATCACCTACCAGAGTATCCTTTAGACTATCAACTAATTTTAACCAATGCCTGTAATCTAAAATGCAGATCCTGTAGCTCTTCCCATAGTACTAGTTGGTTAACAGAGGTTAATAAAATGACCGAAGAAGATAAAAAAGAACTACATCAGAGAGATTATAAAATGCCTTATGGCCAATCTGGTAATCAAGAGAGCGTATTTTTAAAAGATATAGATACTTGGGGTGCTAATGTTAAAAGAATGGAAGTTGTAGGAGGCGAACCATTTTACACTAATGTTTGGGAGAAAGTATGGGATAAACTTATAGAAAAAGGTTATTCCAAAAATATAGATTTAACTATGTCTACAAACGGTACTTTCTTTAAAGAAAAATTATTACATAGGCTGGCTAAAAATTTTAAAACTGTCGGTATAGCATTAAGTATTGACGGAATTGGAGATATGTTTGAATATCTGAGAAAAAATGGAAACTGGAGCGAAGTAAAAGATAATCTTAAAAATTTCTATTCTTTCTATACAAATTCAAAATACAGTAACCTGTACTTTCAGTATACATTTACTATATCGTGGATAAATGCAGTAACTTTACCAGAAATGACTACATGGGTCAGAAAAAATACTCCTAAATTTAAAATTTGGTATAATTTAGTTCATGCACCTAATTTTATGAGCTTATGGAATACCCCATTAGGACTTAAAAAAGAAATTACCGAAAAACTTTCTACCTACGATTGGCAAAATAATAAAAAGGATATAGAGGCATTAATAAAATTTATGAATAGTAGGAATATAGAGGATAAAATGTTCGAAAAGACTATTAATAAGCTTCTGCTTTTAGATCAATATAGGAATGATAACAGTTTAGAGCTTTTAAAAAAGTATTATTTGAATATAGACAGTATTTAATGGATTTAAAAAACTACATATGCACAAACCCATTTAACTATACAGAACTTACTGTAAATAGTCAACATATGTGTTGTAATGAGTGGATGTCATTAGATATAAAGACTAAAGGTGATTTAAATGATAACTGGAATAGTGATAAAGCAAACTCTGCTAGACAGTCAATGTTAGACGGCTCTTTTAAATATTGCTCAACAGATAAATGCCCACATTTAAACAATGTAGTTCATAATGATAGACCATCCGGACCAGTAAAATTTAAAACTAATAAACTAGTACAAGAACTTACTAAACAAAAGTTACCTAATTCAATGAAAGTTGTGTTTGATAGTGCATGCAATTTAGCATGTCCGTCATGTAGAACTAATTTTATCAGAAACGAAGACTATATAACTAATAAATCCAGACATATTTTAGCAGATGTCGAAAAATCATACGGCAACTCATTAGAGTTTATATCAATGTCTGGTTATGGTGATCCGTTTTATAGTGAAGCACTGTTTGAATGGTTAGTTAATTTTGATAGTACAAAATATCCTAAAATGGATAAAATACATATACATACAAACGGTATGTTGTGGAATGAATATAATTGGAATAAAATTAAATTAGCTCAACCCTATATAAAATCAGCAGAAATTTCTATTGATGCAGCAAATGCTGAAACTTATCATAAAGTTAGAAAAGGAGGTAAGTGGGATCTTTTGATGAAAAATCTTAAATTTATAAATACATTAACACAAGTACACAGCATAATTCTATCATTTGTTATTCAAAAGGATAACTACAAGGAAATAGTTTCTTTTTATAGATTAATGAAAGACATATTTAAAAATCAAAAAAATATTATAATTCAGTACTATAAAATATTAAACTGGGGTGTATTATCAGAAGAAGAATTTAAGGATAAGGCAATTTGGGATAAGAATCATCCTCATTTTAATGAATTAGTAGATCAAATTAAAATATTAGACTCATTTAACGATAATAAAGTAATTCATAGTTTACATGGCATTTGATAAAAAAATATTAAAAGAATCTAAAACTTTTTGTTTAGCACCCTGGCTATCAATACATACCTGGCCTGATGGCAATACTTTTCCTTGTTGTATCTGGGACTCAGGACAGCCTGTAGGTAATATAAATGATCAAAGCCTGGAACAGATATGGAATAATGAAAAAATGAAACAAACCAGAACCGCAATGGTTAATGGGGAAAAAATTAGTGCCTGTGAAAGGTGTTACCATTTAGAAGAAACTGGAGATAGTTCCTATAGAAAAAGAATTAATAAAGACCACTGGAACAAATTACACTATATAGACAGTACAGATACTAACGGTACTTTAAATGTTATGAATTTACACCTATGGGATATTCGTATATCTAATTTCTGTAACTTTAAATGTAGAAGTTGCGGTTTAGGTTTAAGTTCATCTTGGTATCCTGATGCTATAGCATTAGGGCAAACTCCTAAAAAAGCTTTAATCAATATAAATGATAAAGCATCTTTTATGGATATTTTAGAACCTCATTACAAGTGTGTAGACGAAATATATTTTGCAGGAGGTGAACCTTTAATTATGCCAGAACATTATCAAATTCTGGATAGACTTATAGAGTTAGGAAGGACCGATGTAAATATAAGATACTCTACAAATTTTTCTAAACTGACTTTTAAAGGTAAACATATTTTTGACTATTGGAAACAATTTCCTAATCTAGAACTGTACATAAGTATTGACGGAGTAGGTAAGATTGGGGAATATGTAAGAAAAGGATATGATGATAAAATTTTTAACCAAAACGTTATTGATTATAAAAACTCAGGTATTAAACATACAGATTATGCTTATGCTATTACTTATGGTACTTTAAATTATTTACATTTATTTGATATGGTGTTAGACTTTATAGAAAGAGATTTTGTAGATAAAATACTAGATAAGGAAACAAGAACTTTTTATTTTAGTCCAATAAGTAGACCTTCCTATTATGATACAGTATTTCTACCTGACCAGTTTAAAGAGAAATTTAGAAAAAGGCTAGAAGGATTTGAACTTGAACTTAAAAAAACCGGTATTAGTGATCGTTTTATAAGGATTATAATAAGTAAATTAAACACCGTTTATAAAAGAAGCATAAGTAAAGATTTTAACTACAAAGAAATGTCTAAATGCAAAAATATTACAGATAAATTAGATAAAATTAGAAAAGAAAAATTTTTAGACGTATTTGGGTATGAAACCTCTGAATTTATCCAACCTAGTAATAAAAATATTATATAATGATTAGATTAGTTTATGATGAGTTAGGTATTGCTAATGCCCGTGCATGTGAAGGGGTATTCAATAATGATACTTTAGAAGGAGTATTTAATACTTTTCCTCAAAGTTGTGTAAGACAGACATTAAAATCAACCAGTAAACATATTAACAGCTATTATCCTGTATCGCCATCTACTGCAGAAATAGCTTTTGGGAAAACCGGTCCTGGATTTATAGAATTCATTAGCTCACTAGCTTTAACTCGGCTACAAGATCCTCAAGACCAATTAAAACTGTTAATTAATTTCCCATGGGAGGGATTTGATATAAAGTTTAAAGAATATCTTGTTATTGACTATATAAATTTATTAATTAGTAAATATAATATAAATGGTGACAAAATCTTTTTTTTATTTGGTGACGTAAATATAAAAAAAACTTTAGAATTAACCTCTACAAAATTTAAGATCCCTGATAGTAATATTTTAGGAGTAAATCTTTTTGAGGGAGTAGCTTTTGCTGATTTTAACAGTCTAAACTTTTTACCTTCTTTAGAAGTTAATTTAAACAGGAAAAAAAGATTTTTATGTAAAAACGGAGTAGCTCGTCCTTGTAGAATGTACCTTGCAGGAGCTTTTTATAATAAAAATCTTTTAGATAAATTTTATTTTTCTTGGCTAAACCATGCTAAATGGGATTATGATGAACATATAGAATATGCTTTTTCTAAATACAATTATGGAAAAATAAATAAAGAATTTCTAAACTCATTTTTAGAATTTATAAAAGATGAACCTTATATTCTAGATATAACCAGCGATGAAGCTACAGATAGAAAGAACCAGGTATATAACAGTAGTAGGCTATATAGAGATAGTTATGCTTCTCTTGTGACAGAGACTGTAGTAGATGATTACAACAAGGGTGTTTTATTTCTAAGTGAAAAAACATATAAGCCTATCTACAACTTACATCCTTTTCTAAACGTTGGCGGTCCTGGAATATTAAAATTATTAAAAGATGACGGTTATTCTACCTTTCCTGAATTATTTGATGAAAGTTATGATGAAATTAAAGATTGTAGTACCAGGATACAGAAAATTTTAACTGAAGTAGAAAAATTCTGTAAAATAGACAGTAAAGTTTTAGATGATATCTACTCTAGTAGTACATTTCAAGATAAACTAATACATAATTTTACTATCTTTAAAGATAGAAGAAGTAAAGAAGAGATAAAAAAGATTATGAAGTGGCTATGGGGTAAAGAAGATGACGCTTTAGTAGCTCTAATGAATTTTTAAATACATCCAACACAGTTTTAAAAATGACTAACTTAATTTACCATAGTTCTATATACAGAGATTTTAGTAAAGAAAATAGCATTATAAGTAGTTTAGAAAGTAAGTATTTTGATGATCTTATTGCTTCTTGCTCTTCCACAGATTTGTTTGTAAATTCAATATGGGGTGAAGTAGATAGTGATTTAATAGAACTTGTCAAACAAAAGCCACCCCGGGCTATCGTATATAGCGGTATGGATTGGGAAAATACTGTATGTAGGAAAGAATTCAACGATTATATAAATAGAAATATAAAAAATACAGTACATATAGGTAACAGTGACGGTAAAGGTTATTTTAGCTTTTGGTTATTTTTTATAGAAAAATATTTTGCATCCTATCCTATTGAGAAAGTTGAATTTAGTAATCCTAAAAACGTTTATATGTGTCTTAATAGAAAAAGACATTCACATAGAGTTACATTAGTAGATAGACTAAAAGAAGAAGGTTTACTCGAATATGGATTAGTGTCTCTCGGTGGGGACTCAGAAAAATATGTATCACAGTTAAACTTAAATGTGGATGTAAAAGAAGTAGATGGTAATAAAGCCACAGATTATAGACCAGGTGATATACCTAACGATATAAGTTCTATCGGAGATTTAACCAATTGGAACAGCACCCTTATCAATGTAGTTACAGAAACTACTACCCACACTCATACATTTATTAGTGAAAAAACTTGGAAGCCTATAGTAGGTCTAAGACCTTTCATGATAGTTGGTGATTATAAAATTTATTCTTACCTTAAGGAGTACGGTATAGATACCTTTGATGATATATTCGGAACAGGTTATGAACATCCTTGGGTACATAAAAGGATTGAATGGGTGATTAGTAACTTAAAAAAGTATTCTAATAGTAATTTAATAGATCTATATAAAGAGCTGTATCCTAGATTAGTTAAAAATAAATTACAACTACAGGAAATTTTTAAAATAAACAGTTCTAAGTATCAAAAAGTAATAGATTTTATAAAAAAAAATTAATTTAATGTACACTTCAAAGAGAACATTAGCAGTATTTGGTTGTAGTTTTACAGAATACGGCTACTGGCCGACCTGGTCAGATTGGCTAGCTAATAGTTACTCTAACTATATAAAACTTGCAATATCAGGAACAGGAATTAGAGCACAGTTTAATAGAATTGTTGAGTTTTTAAACAGTCAAAGCGATAATGAGCTACTAAACACAGATGTTGTGGTTCAATGGAGTGGGTTGAATAGGGTAGATTTTATGATTATGGGGGATAAAGACGTATACTCCGGAGGAGGAAATGTATTTAATAATCAATATATAGGTTCTGAGTTTTTAGAAAAATATTATTCTATATACCAACAAGTATATGAAGCGTTAAATTATATAGATACAGCAAAAAAACTACTTGAAGCAAAAAAAATCAGATATGCTATGACGTTTATGTTGGACCCAAGAATAGATGAGTTCTTTGGTGAACCTGGGCATAACTTTATCTATGATTTTATCTCTTATGATGATAAAGAGAGAGCCAAAAGTCTTTTATATAAATTTGATGACATTATAGACAATAATTTTACCGATAAATGTATGACATTTCATCAATTAGATGAACCTAATATTCCAAAAGTTTACTGTCATTGTTCCAACTCTCCAGAAGAACACCCTAGCCCTCTACAACATTATACATTTATGGAAAAGTATATAAAACCGTATTTCAACGAAATAGAATTGAATAAAGGAGAAAAAATGGATAAGTGTATACAAGACTGGCAGAGATTTGCAGAAATAAAACAAAGTTACCATGACAAAAAACATTTACAACCAAAGAGTTTTCCTATACAAATACGATTAGGATTAGGATTAGTTGAAAAAAAGTATAATAGTAAAGACGGTACTGTATATTTATTATAAATAAAAGTTTATATGAAAATAGGATTTATAGGAATAGGTAAGTTAGGAAAAGACGCTGCCGAAGTAATGGCAGAAAAACATGATGTTATAGGTTACGACGTAACAGAAGTATTCCCTGAGAACTTTGAAATGGTACCCTCAATAGAGGAAGTATGTAAAGATAGAGAACTAATCTTTATAGCAGTACCAACACCCCACGACCCTGCATATGACGGAAGATACCCAACCTCACATTTACCAAACAAAGACTTTGATTATAGTATAGTTAATAATGTATTAGATGAAGTTAATAAGTACGTAAATAAAGATCAACTTGTAGTACTAATATCAACTGTTCTTCCTGGAACTATAAGAAGAGAGTTTATAGATAGAATAAGTAACGGTAGATTCATATATAACCCATACTTAATTGCAATGGGGACAGTAAAGTGGGATATGGTTAACCCTGAAATGATTATTATCGGTACCGAAGACGGTTCAACCACAGGAGACGCAAAATTATTATTAGAGTTCTACGAAACGTTTATTAAAGAAGGTACTCGATATGAAGTAGGCACTTGGGATGAAGCAGAAGGTATTAAAATATTTTACAATACATTTATCTCTACAAAAGTAGCTTTAGTTAATATGATTCAAGATGTTGCAGAAAAAAATGGCAATATGAATGTAGATGTTGTTACTGGAGCTTTAGAAAGATCAACACAACGTATATTAGGTAAAGCTTATATGAAAGCAGGTATGGGGGATGGTGGAGGATGTCATCCAAGAGATAATATTGCGTTAAGGTATATGGCTGAAGAATTAAATTTAGGTTATGATTTATTTGATGCAATAATGAAAGCAAGAGAAGTACAGGCGAAAAATTTAGCACTTAAACTGGTTATGGAATCACTTAAATCAGATCTACCTATAGTAATATTAGGTAAGGCATATAAACCAGATGTAGAATATGAAGATGGTTCTTCTTCTATACTTGTAGGACATTACTGTGAGCACGCATACGGAGATAGGTTTAAAGTTAAGTACGACCCGGTTGAACCAATTAAAGCCGTATACCTATTAGGGCATATGGGCAAACATCATGATTACGATTTTCTTGAAGGTTCAGTAATAATAGATCCATGGAGACAGTTTGATAATCCAAAAAATATTCATAACTTGAATATTGTACATTACGGAAATACAAGATGAGTGCAATAAAATTAACAGAACAAGAAATAAAAGCAATAGAAGATATTAGACTTCGTAAGAAAGCAATTAAAGATGAAATAGCCGATATAGGTCTATCAAAAATTAATCTTAAATTAAGACAAGAAAAATTAGAAGAGTTTTACTCTAAAACACTTAAAACAGAAACTGATATTGCAAAAATATTAGAAGAAAAATATGGAAAAGGATCCGTTGATATACAATCAGGGACATTTACTCCTTTAAGTTAATTTTTCACTAAACAACACTCTATTTATATATGTAGACGAACACCACAATACATAAAGCGGTTTCGTTTATTTACATATATTTATATAAGACAATATTATAAACTTTACCGAAAATGGCAGAAACAATAGTCTCACCAGGTGTATTTCAAAGAGAAAATGATATCTCTTTCATCGCCCCAGCACCTTTAGAAGCAGGAGCAGCAATTATAGGACCTACTGTAAAAGGACCAGTAGAAGTACCTACAACTGTTACCTCGTATAGCGAATACGTTAGAAAATTTGGGGACACTTTTGAAACAGGATCAGAAAAATCTGAATTCTTAACTTCATTAGCAGTTAAATCCTACTTCCAGCAAGGAGGTGACACTTGTTTAGTAACAAGAGTTGTAACAGGATCTTTTGCAGCAGCTACCGACACAGGTATTACAGCATCATCAGGATCAGCACCTTTTACTGTAGAAACATTAGGAAAAGGTACTATCATGAACAATTCAAGTTCAGAAAACAGCGATGGTTCTTTAATTAGTGGAAACTCAGATAATATAAGATATGAAATTTCAAATATTAGTAATGCTAAAGGAACATTTACACTTTCGGTAAGAAGAGGTGATGACAATGCAAAAAACAAAATAGTCCTTGAATCATTTAACAACCTATCATTAGATCCAAATGCAGATAACTATATAGAAAAAGTGATTGGTAACCAGACTACTTCAAAAGGTACAGACGGTTCATCAAAATATGTTTCTGTAACTGGAGATTATGTAAACAATTCAAACTACATTAGAGTAGCATCAGTACCAAGACAAACTCTTAACTATATCGGTAACGATGGATTGATTAGAGTGGCAGGAGCAACAGGTTCTCTACCAATAGCACAGTCTGGATCTTTCAGCGGAGGTACTGGAGCAAATGTAGTAGGAGAAGATAACTACTTCGGAAATATTAGTACTAGAACACAAGGTTTAACAGCAGGTTGTTACACAGATGCAATTGCAATCTTAGAAAACACAGATGCTTATTTATTTAATATAATTTCAGCACCAGGTTTAGTATACGATAAACACGTTACTCCACTTGATAGCATTATATCTTTAACTGAAACAAGAGGAGATTGTATTGCAGTAATAGATTTATACTCTTACGGAGCAACAATTTCTAACGTAACAGGTAAGGCAGATTTATTGAATAGCTCTTATGCAGCTTCATACTGGCCTTGGTTACAGACAGCATCAGCTACTGGTAAGAATGTATGGGCACCAGCATCAGTATTTATTCCAGGAGTATATGCATTCACAGATGGAGCAGCAGCACCATGGTTTGCACCAGCTGGTTTAACTAGAGGTGGTGTACCAGGAGTAATTCAAGCAGAAAGAAAGTTAACTAGAAGCGATAGAGATACTTTATATAATTCAAAAGTTAACCCAATTGCTACATTCCCAGGAACAGGTATTGCAATCTTTGGACAAAAGACATTACAGACTAAAGCATCAGCTTTAGATAGAGTAAACGTAAGAAGATTACTAATTGATCTTAAGAAGTTTATTGGAGATCAAGCTTCAACATTAGTATTCGAACAAAATACAATTACAACAAGAAACAAATTCTTATCAGCGGTTAACCCATACCTAGATTCAGTAACACAAAGACAAGGTCTTTACGCTTACAGAGTAGTAATGGATGACAGTAATAACACAGCGGATGTTATAGATAGAAACCAATTAGTAGGTCAGATCTATATCCAGCCAGCTAAGACAGCAGAATTTATAGTATTAGACTTCGTAGTAGAACCAACAGGAGCGACTTTCGGAGCATAATTAGAAACATAGATATTTATAATAAAGTAACATAACATGGCAGTATTAGATCCAAATGAAATAATGTTTAGAGCTTTCGAGCCGAAAGTTCAGAATAGATTTGTCCTTTACGTAGATGGAATTCCATCATTCTTAGTAAAGAACGTATCAGCACCAGAATTCACAGATGAGGTGATTAAATTAGACCACATCAACTCTTATAGAAAAATTAGAGGAAAAAGAGAATGGGCTGATATAACAATGACTTTATATGATCCAATCACACCTTCAGGTGCACAAGCAGTGATGGAGTGGGCAAGATTATCTTATGAGTCAGTAACAGGTAGAGCTGGATACTCAGATTTCTACAAAAAGGATCTAACATTAAACATATTAGGACCAGTTGGTGATATCGTTGGAGAATGGGTCATCAAAGGAGGATTCGTAACTACAGCAGATTTCGGAGACTATGATTGGTCTAATAGTGAAGTAGTCGATGTATCGTTAACTGTAGCGATGGACTACTGTATCTTAAATTACTAACCGCTACCCTACATACTTTATTAAGAACCCGACAATTAGTCGGGTTTTTTGTTGTTTTAAAAAAATTTTATTCGTATATTTATTATAAGACAAGTTATACTTAAACGTTATTTATGAGCAAAACATTTAATTTACCAACAGAAACCGTAGTATTACCATCAAAAGGATTGTTATATCCAGAAGATTCTCCATTAGCTAAAGGGGAATTAGAGATGAAATACATGACAGCCAAAGAAGAAGATATACTTACCAACCAAAATTACATTACAAACGGTACAGTTATTGATAAACTTTTACAATCTCTCATTCTAACAAAGGATGTTGATTATGATAGTTTACTTGTAGGAGATAAGAATGCTATGATGATAGCAGCAAGGATACTTGCTTACGGTAAAGACTATAAGGTTAACTACGGGGGTAAGGAATATAAAGTAGACTTAAGTTTATTAGAGGAAAAAGAAATTAATCTAGATTTATATAAAGATAGGAAAAACGAATTTAAATTTACTCTACCAAAAAGTAAACTAGATGTGACTTTTAAAATTCTTACACATGCTGATGAAAAGGCAATAGATGCTGAACTGCAAGGTTTAGCTAAAATAGATACAGAAGCTTCACCTGAGGTTACCACTAGATTAAAACATGTAATAACATCTGTAGACGGATCAGATCTTGATACAGATATAAGAAATTTTGTTGATAATTATTTATTAGCAGAAGATGCAAGGGCATTAAGGAATGAAATACTTAAAATATCACCAGATATTAATATGGTATTTAAACCTGAATTTAGCCCAGAGGAAGGAGTGGATATACCCCTGGGGGTAGGCTTTTTTTGGCCTAAGCTCTAATTATAGAAATGTCCTATTTAGTCAAATACACCAAATAGTTTTTAACGGAAATGGAGGATATACATGGAATGATGTATACAATATGCCTATATGGTTAAGAAAATTTACTTTCCAGGAATTAAAAGACCATTTTGATAAGAGAAATGAAGAACAGGAAAAAGCTATGAAAAAAGCTAAAGGTTTACAAAAAGCCAAAATACACAAACCAGATATTAAGCCTAACTACAGTACAAAGACTTCTAAATAATAGAGGTCTTTCCTATTTATAAAAAAGAAATACAGTGGCAGAAAACGATAATTTTGATTTTTTAAGAGACGGCAAAGCATTGAGAGATATGCGTGAGTTTCAGAACATGATAATCACGTCTAGGGATCAAGTAAAGAAACTTGGAGGTGAATTTAAAAAAGCCACAGGTGAATCTGATGATTTAAAAAATAGAGGTGAAGAAATAGCTAAGGTATATACCAGTATAAACACACAGCTGAGAGGCTTTGCTGATTTACAAAGTAAAGTTTTCACTTCTAATAAATCTTTAGTTACAATAACTAATCAAAGAATTAAACAAGAAAATAAACTTTTTCAGCTTAGAAGTGAATCAACTAAAGCTACACAGGAGTTTTTAAAGACACAAAAAAAGGTTAGAGATCTAGATAGCGAGATACTAGATCTAAGAGATGATATAGCAACTTTAAGCGGTAAAGAAAGAACAAAAGCTCAGAACGATCTTAAAGTTAAAAAAAGCTTACTGAAAGAACAACAAAAACAACTTGAAATACAAGAAAAATATGCAGAAAGTTTAGTAGAAGGAGTAGACACTACCGGTAAGGTAGTTGATAAGTATAAAGAACTAGAAACCTTTGCCGAGTCAGTCAATGAAAAAGTTGGGTTTTTTAACGGTATGGCAGCTTTTGTAAAAGACATACCCGGTTTAGGTGCTATATCTAAACCATTCCAAGATGCTGCAACTGCTGCACGTAAATCACAAATACATTACGAAAAAATACAAGGTATTAACATAGAAACCGGTGAGGGCCTTAAAAAAGACAAAATTATAGAATTAGGTCTAGCAGATCAGTTATTAGATAAGAATGGTAATATTTTAGAAGGTACTGCTGCTGTTGCAAGAATTAGAAAACTTGGATTAGAAGACGCTTTTAAAGGTATGACCGGGCTACAGGCAGGTACAAAATCACTTGGTGCTGCGATGAAAAAAGCTGTAGCTCCTCTAGCAATTATAGCAGTAGTAGGGAAAGCGCTGACAGCAGTTTTAAAACTTCTAGTTACTAGTACAATACAGTCACAAGAAAGAACTACGTTACTTGCTAGAGAATTTGGAGTATCAAGAGATAGAGCTGCTCAAATGAGAAAAGAGTTAGTCGAAAGTGAAAAAGCGTCCAATAGAATGTATATAAGTGTGACCAGATTGTTAGAAGCACAGACTATGCTTGTTAATCAGCTTGAAAGAGGAGGTACTTTTAATTTTCAAAATTTAGATACTATATTACTTCTTACTAAGAGAATGGGAGTAACTGATGATGTAGCAACTAAGATAGCAGCAAGAGCAGAAGCATTCGGTGTAAATTCTAGAGCTAATATAGATGCTATAATGATGATGAATAACGAATTATTTAATTCCGGTGAAAGTACTGCCACTATTGGACAGCTAATGACTTCAGTTAGTGAGGCAACAGGGCAAGTAGCTGCATCGTTAGGTTTTAGTAATACTAATATTGCAAGAGCTGTTAACCAGGTTAGAAGATTTGGTTTAAATTTATTACAGGCTAGAAACATTTCTGAAAATTTACTTGATTTTGAAAAATCTCTTAATGCAGAATTAGAAGCAGAATTATTCCTGGGTAGAGATATAAATTTAGATAAGGCTAGAATGATGTCCCTTCAAGGTGATATAGTTGGAGCAACAGAAGAAGTTATGAAAATAACAAGAGGTTTGACAGCCGAGCAAAGAAAAAGCCCTATAGTAATGGGTGCACTAGCCGATATTATAGGGATATCAGTAGATGAATTACAAGATGCTTATCTACTTGAAACAGATAGAGCAAGACAGGGACAGCAACAATTAGAAAACTATCAAAAATATATACAGCTAGTAAAACAACAGCAAGCACTAGAAAAACGATTTACAGAGGCTATAAGTAGGTTAGAGGAAAAGAGAAGTAAGTTAAACGAAAAAGAAAACAAAAAAGAAATAAAGGTCCTAGATGATGAGATAGCTAAAATGAGAGAAAACATGGCTCAAAATAAAGAATATTTAGAGCAACAAAAAAAGAGGTTAAATATAGCCGAAGAAACTGCAGATGAACTTGCTGCTAACGTAACTGCTCAAGAAGCCTTCAACGAGACAGTACAAAAGTTAAAAGATAGGTTAATGGAATTTACAACTAGTTCTATTTTTGATAAAGTACTAGAAAGATTAAGATTATTTGCCGAGTATGGGGTAAAAGGACTGAGTATGGAGTTAGGCCAGAATTATCAAGTTAGAACTAAAGATCAAATCATATTTGAAGAATTAGGACAGCAGTCTAGAAGAGAATTTCTAAATTATCAACTAGAAAGCAAAAAACTTCAAAATATTGTTGAAAATGGTACTGAAGAAGAGAAAGCAAATGCACAAGAATCTTTAAAGCAACTTAAAGGTAATCATAAAGAGTTAATTGAATCAGTTAATAATCTTGCTGATTTCGAAGCGTCAAAGTTATTAAATATAAGCAATGTATTTGATAGGGCTGGAAAAATTGATCAAGGTGAATTTACAAAAAGTCTTGCTATTGCTCAAATGAAAAATTTAGAAGAGGAATTTTTAGAGCAAGTACAACTTATGAGTGATTCTTTCACAGATGCTGCAAAGACAAACACTATGTCAAGGACGTGGAGTTATAGCAGTGGACCGAGACCAACTGTAACTAGTGTATCAGATAATCAAAGTATTATAGATAGCGCTCTTAACCCTCAAGATCAAGATAATACTTTACAGGGTCTTATCTCTCCAGAAAGTGGAGAAGTAGAAAAAAATAATGACTTTATTATAAGACCAGGTCAACCTATTCAGAAATTTAGAAAAGACGACATTGTTATCGGGGGTACAAATTTATTTGGTGGTGGGAGTAGTAAAAATGTAGAAAAGAAATTAGATGCCATACTGGCAGCTATACAAGCAGGAGGAAACGTATACATCGACGGGAATAAAGCCGGTCGTGCAATTGTTTTAGCAACACAAAAATTAAGTTAAACTATTTATAATTAAAATAATTATGGGAATTTTAAAGAATCAATTAGAAACATCTAAATTAGGTCTAAACGGAAAAACACCTGCAAATAGAGCAGGAGCATCTGCAGATAACGATATTCACTTCACAGATGGTGATCACGTTGGCGGACACACTAACTTAGATAAGAAAGTAGTCAATAAGTATATCGACAACAAGCCAGAATAATTAGTGGCTATATTTAAGAAATACCAACAAGAGGGAATACCGCAGACCCAGAGGTTTAAGTATTCCGATGCTGTTAATATAGGTAATGAACCTATAATACAGAAGGATATACCTGTGTCTGTTGATAGCCAAACACCTACTAATAACCAATTTACAAGACGTACCAATGATCTAGGTAGAATAGCAACTTTACTTACTCAGAAACCTGGTTTAAAATTTATTGCTAATAGAACTGCTTTAGGGGTAGTACAGCAAAATGTAGAAGAATATTGGGATAATGCAAAAGAGCCTAAAACAGACGAAAGCCCAATAAAAACTAAATTTAAAGATAAATTAAAAAAACTAGGTAAACAGGCATTAGGAGGTTTAGTAGATACCGGTAAAATACTAGCTACAACACTTGCACAGATACCGGTGAATGGTACCGGAACTCATTTTGTAAGAGGGGATAAAGAAGGTCTAGGTAATATGTTAGAAATATTTAAAGGACCACAAGCCGGAGAAAGTCAAAAAATAGATATAATTGATATAAATTTACTACCTGTTAAACACCATGATTTTGTATTAGAATTTTCAACGAAAGATCTTATAAGATTTAGATTCACAGTCATGTCCCCAACAGCAGATCCTCAATCACCTATTAAGTATAAAACTTTAGATTTTAAAGCATACCTTACAGCTTTAGACGATAATTTTAACGGTGATTGGAACAGTTGGAAGTATAATGGTAGAGCTGAAAATTTTTACACTTACAATGGTTTTGAAAGAACAGTTAATATTGGGTTTAGAATAGCTGCGGCAACAAAAAAAGAAATGGCTCCTTTATATGCTAAAATGGTAGAATTAGCGTCTACAACAGCTCCAACCTACACTGAAGGAGGGACTATGAAAGGAAACTTTGTAAAAGTTACCATAGGAGATTATTTATCTAGAATACCAGGAATAGTAACTAGCGTAACATATAACTGGAGTACAGATTATCCATGGGATATTGGATACGATTCTTTAGGAGAACCTGTTGATGATCAGCAGCAACTACCTACAGTCCTTGATTGTACAGTTGCATTTACCCCTATTCACAGTTTTGTTCCTCAACAAGGATTTGTAGAAGGTCAAGAAAACTATTTTATAACTAGAAAAACTGGTGATTTTGATATAGCTAAACAGGTACAAAATGCTAATAATCAATCTAGTAATCAATTTGCAAAATTTAATAATTTTTCTCAATTTAACTTAGATTTAGGTTTATAATTTTAGTAGTAGAATTTGAAAAGATATAAAAACATAGAACAAGTTAAAACAGATACAGGTAAACCATATAGAACTAATGCTATATATCCTAGATTACCTGAAACTGAAAGAGATATCTACGTTATTACAACAGCAGGTGATAGATATGATACACTTGCTTTTCAATTTTATAATGACTCATCACTTTGGTGGGTAATAGCTACTGCAAACAACACTACAAACGGTTCTTTAATTCCTACAGTCGGCCAACAATTAAGAATACCAGCAGATAAGAACCTTGCACTTAAATTATTTGATCAACTAAATAGAGCAAGATAATGTCTAGAATATTTGGAGGCCCTTTTAATAAATCTGTAATAGATGCATTACAAGCACGTCAAAATCTTTTAAATAAAGATTATAGAGACGATAAAGAGTTAGTTTTTCTTAATAGTAATCATTCTTGGATTAAACTTACCTCTTGTGTAAACACAAAAGAAGGTGGTAATCAACTTGCAAAAGACAATGTTCTGATGGGTGGAACTTTATATGAGAACAGTATAAGACAAGGATTTAGACCCGGGCAAGAAGAAAGCTCATATGAATTTAATTCAGAGTTTGGTTTTGTACCTATGCCAGGTATTGATAGTATATCTGTAGAAACTAAAAATGTATATGGATCACTAAAAGCGGCGACTGTTGAGTTTAAAGCTAATTCTCCCGAACAACTATCAAAATTAGAACAACTTTATCTAAGGCCTGGATTCAATATTTTGCTAGAATGGGGGAATACTGTTTACCTTGATGGTACTGATTTAAGTAATGTTAAGACTATAGCTGAAGAAATCACTTTTGGTTCTGATATAAAAAAAGTTTATGATGAAATTATTAGATTAAGAAGTGAATCAAAATATAACTATGATGCACTTTTTGGTGTTATCAAGAATTTTCAATGGGCGTATGCAGAAAATGGAGAATATGACTGTAAAGTTGATATTATAGGTAGAGGAGAACTCATTGAATCTTTACAAACATTATTCTATTCTGGAGTAAATTCAGAAGATCAAGAAGAAGAAGGAGATAGAGATCAAGTAGGAACAGCACTACAGCAATTTTTAAATGAAATAATTAACGACTATAAAGAAGGAGAATTTGAACCAATTAAAAGCAAAGAAGTAGCAGAAGAAATTAAAAATAATCTTGGTAGATCTGTAAAAATACACTCTCATTTTGTAGATACTGCACCTCCTAACAATAGATTCTTTTATATGCCATTATCAGATATACTAGAGGCTATTAATGTTTGTTTAATGCTCAAATATGGTGACGAAAAAGAACCAATTGTAAAATTTAACACTGAAAATAACGCAGAAAAAGCACAACCTTTTGTTAGCTATGATGAACATAGAATTGTAGACCCAGCAGTTGGTTATATTCCTAACAGTAGTAGTTTTAAATTTCAATCTAAAGACGGTGTTACTAGTATCCTAGATATATTCATAAATGTTAAACTTGTTTTAAATATATTAGATGAATTTGCAGATACATCCGATAGTGAAAAAACAACAGTACTGCAATTAGTTAAAAAAATACTAGAAAAACTCCAAAACGCAGCTGGAGAAATAAATGAATTTGATATTCATTTTGATGATGACGATAGAATGTACTATATTGTAGATAGGGATAAAACACCTTCTCGAAATGATTTATTAGTTTTAGAAGCTATAGGTAAAGGATCTACATTTCTAGATATAAGTCTTAGCAGTAAGTTGTCCAGTAGAATTAGTGCTATGATTGCTATTTCAGCTAGAGTAAATCAATCCGATGCTGGTGATCAGTTATTAGCTATGCAAAAATGGAACGAAGGATTAGAAGATAGGTTTATGAGCAAAAAGTATATTTTCGTTAAAGAAGATACTGAGAAAGATAAAAAAGAAAGAAAAAAGCAACTAAAGGAGTTTATCAAAGATATAGAAAAAGGAGAAAACACTTATGTAGAAAATAAAAAAACAGTAAGAAATATGCTTGCTACCAATATAAGTGAGGCTAATGCTCGAATAAAACAAAGAAACAAAGATAATGAAGTTCCAGGACTTGTTCCTTTAGAGTTAGTTATAACATTAAAAGGAATATCAGGATTTAAAGTTGGTCAAGGTTTTTTAATTGATGAAACTATATTACCGGAAAACTACCGCGGAGTAGTTGCGTTTATTATCACCGGTTTAGCACAAGAGTTCGAGAATAACTTATGGCAAACAGAAATAACTAGTCAAATGTTTATATTACCTCCAAGTACCGGAACAGTAGAAGTAGGAGAAGGAGCTTTTGGAGGAGATTTTGACCAGGGTAACTTTGTAGATATAGGAGGATAAGAATATGTATTTACCAAAATCAAAATATAGCAATACAAAATATACTAACGGTAAAGAATATGTTACCGAAGACGGTAAATACTATACTGGACCTTATTTTATAACGTATAATGGTACATTTTTTACCGGTAATAAGCCTTCTAAAAATGCTAAAGAGTTAAGAAGAATAGATAAAGAGATACAAAGTTTACAATTTACAGGTGAATTTATACAACCAACTGAAAAAGACTATGAAAAAGGATTTATAGAGAGATTTTTTTCACAAGATAAAAGAAATAAAAATATTATAGAAACTAAAAAATCAAAGTTCCTTAAACTCAGACAACTACCTTATGTAGAAAGTCTGTCATTTAAATGGAATCTAGCACAGCCTGCAGATGATATAATTAAAGGTAAGTATGTATATAGTGGTAGTATTTCTAAAAACAAAAACCTTATAGAACAAGCCGAAAAACAGATGAAAGGTATATCTCTTTTACTAAAATCACCTTCAGAGTTTGTTAAATAAAAAAATTATCTTATATTACAATAAAGGTTTTATAAGTGTTTTATATAGTAGAGCAAGAATCTAAGTTACAGAACTTAGAAAGGTTATCGAAATTAGGGTTATATGTAGATGTTATAAGTTCAAATGATTTATATCATCAAAAACTTACAAAAACAACAGCAGTTTACATTAGACCTATTAATTCCAAGCATGGATTCATTATCCCTGTCACTCATGATGAAGGATTGAATGTATCTAAAGATCGTGTCTACCAAATACTTTTATCTACTAGTAAACTTTATACCTTAAATAAAAAAGACCTGCTCTATCACTTTAATCTACAGGAAGCCATAGATCTATCGTTGATCTATAGTATGACAAATTACGATAGACTGGAGTATCATAGAGATAATAATACATTAAATTACTTTTATAATAGGTTTAATAATTTTGAAACAATAAATCAGCTAATTCCTATATCAAAATTATATGAAAGCTGTGAAAAAATCTACGAATCAGTAAAACATGTAGTAGAATACGATATACCAGAAGGGTTTGATTTCTATAATAAGACTGCAACTAATGTATTCTTTTTATTAGAACAAGCCGGATTAGGAATTTTTTATGAAAATTTTAATAATATGTTTAAACCTCGTAATCCGAGGTATAATACAATAGATAATACAGTACTAACCTCTTATAATTTATATAATGCTACTTCTAGACCTACTAATGCTTTTAACAGCGTTAATTTCGCTGCAATACCTAAGGGAAGGGATTATAGATCCTGCTTTAGGCCGAAAGGAGACTATTTTGTTGAGTTGGATTTTGACGGTTATCACTTGCGTTTACTTTGTGATCAGATTGATTACGATCTTACAGATGAATCAGCTCACGAACAGTTAGCCAAAACATATTTCGAAAAAGATACTATAACAGATGAAGAATACAATCAAGCCAAGCAAATTAACTTTCACGCAATTTATGGAAAAATACCAGAAAGATGGGCTTTCCTTGAGATCTTTACGAAGATTGATGACTATATCAAGAATTTGTGGAAAAGATACGAAAATGACGGAAAGGTCCTGGCGCCTATTAGTGGAAAACCATTTACAAGAGGGTTAAAAGACATGAATCCACAAAAATTAATGAATTATATCATGCAATCGCTTGAAACTTCAAGAAATATTCTTATATTAAAAGAAGTACTAGGCTACTTAAAAAATAAGAAAACTAAGTTAGTCTTGTATACATACGATGCATTATTATTTGACTTTCATAAGGAAGACGGAAAAGAAACATTAG